CAAAGAACAGCACAACTTGCACTAGCAAATTACAACGTGATTAAATTAACTATTCCTGGTGATCCTGGTATTACAGCTGGCAGAACTATTCAACTTGATCTACCATCAATCAAACCATCAACCAGTACTAGACAATCTGATAAATTCTATTCAGGTAAATATTTGGTGACAGCAGTAAGGCAAATGATTGGTGTGAATACATTTCAGACCGTTTTGGAAATTGCAAAAGATAGTTTCCCAAATAGTCCGGCTTCTGCTGATAATACGGCATTTAAATCGAGTGTGAAAGCATAATGGAAAATTTTTTAGGAAAAGACGGATTTATTTGGTGGACTGGTGTTATCGAAGATAGACAGGATCCATTAAATCTTGGTCGTTGTAGAGTTCGTATTTTTGGTTGGCACAGCGAAGATAAAATGTTGGTGCCTACCGAATCTTTACCTTGGGCTTTGCCAAAATTACCTGTAAACAACTCTAGAACATTTACAACACCAACTGAAGGTGAATGGGTCACAGGTTATTTCTTTGATGGTTCATCAGCGCAATTTCCTGTTTATGATGGTGTTCTTCCGGGAATTGCAAGATCAGGTTCAAGTCCACAAGTTGGATTTTCTGATCCTAGAACACCAGAACAACTAATGAATAGTCCTGCACCACCAGCAAAAAATATAATTGCACAAGATGGTTCAGGCACAACAACTGAAAGCAAACCTGCGGTTAGAAATCCTGCTGATATTGGATTTCCAAGTACAAATAAACTTTCTATCAATGACTTGATGAATGCTGCGCCGCAGATGTTGGAAAGAGCTTTCAATGTTGTAAAAGATATCAAGGGACCAGAAGCAAAAACTTTAGGCACAGAGATTGCAGGTGCTGCTCAGGGTGCAGCTGCAGCACTTCAAGGTATTCAACCTAATCTAGAAGCACTGGTACCAAAAGCAAGTGAATTGGCTGCAAGTATTCAACCAAATTTGGGAAGTTTAGCTGCAAAGTTTGGACCAGAATTTAAAGCTGCACTAGATGAAGCCGCACCAAAAATTCAAGCGGGAGTAACAGCTTTACCTGGACAAGTATCTGGACTAGCTTCTTCCGTTACAGAAGGAATAACTAGGGCACAATCAGAAATTAGTACTGGATTATCTGCTGGTTTAGCAGACGTACAATCTAAAATTAACGATGGAAGTTTAAAAGCACAATTTCAAAAAGACTTGGCAGAAGCACAGAAGAACATAGCTGCTTCGGAACAATCTGTAGCCGAACAAATAGCAAAAGCACAAAACGCTGCAAGTGAAACTTTAGCCAAAGTTAACCAAGCATCTTCAAAAGATTTAACGACATTACAAGCAGAATCAAAAAATATTGCTGGCGCTATTTCAGAAAAACTAAAAGAACTATCAGCAGCAAACATTAGTACAAAAACTCCAGTCATTTTAAGTCCAGCTACGATTGGATCAACAAACGCATCAACAACTTCTGCAACTCCTGCCATTTTTGGTGCAGGAACTATTGCTGGCATAACATCATTTACAACATCATTTGAATCTAATTTATATAAAAATACTCCTGATGATCAATTGACATATACAGGTTTAGACGAAATAGCTTGGGATAGAGTTAACGCAGAAAGATTGAGAAGAAAACTACCAAGTTTAACAGATATAGGTTCACCTAGACCACCAACAGATCAACCACCACCAGAACCAAAAGCAAATTTAGGTGCTGTGGCGCCAGCACCTTTGGTCGCAACTATGGCACCAAATCCAATTCCAAATGAAGTTCCTTTGGAGAAAGTTTCTAGTACACAAAAAAAATCATTTGAAAATTCTTTAGATTTATTTGATAGGATGGTTGCAGAAGATGTTTCTAGTTTATTAGGACAATTACCTTCTGTAACAAATCGAGATGGATTTATTGTATTTTTTGAAAAACAAAATGCGCTTACTGCAAAATGGGACGGCAAAGCCAGTGAAATACAAAGTGCTCTCACAGGTGATGATAAACAAACAGCTTTCACTTCAACATACTCTACCACTAATAAAGCATCAAGGAATATTAAGAAAGCAGTAGATGCACGAATTCAAGTATTAAACGCACAATAGGGATAAAAAATGGCAGGAGAATTAGAACTAGCACTTGAACAATCCAATAGTCAGTTGGCAGCTTTAACAGAGATTCAAGATAATAAAAAAAACTATGATCAAAAGAGTGATCAGCTTGAAGGAGTTCTTTACCCAAATAACGAATCAAATGAACCTGTAACATCATACGATTCGAAATATCCTTATAATAACGCTACGATAACCGAATCTGGTCACACTTTCGAACTAGATGATACTCCTGGTGCTGAAAGAGTATCTTTATCACACAGAACAGGAACATTTTTCGAAATTCATCCTAGTGGTTCTAAAGTGGAGAAGATTGTAAATGATAATATGCAAATTATTGTAAAGAACAATGAAGTGTATATTATGGGTAATGAGAAAAAGTCAACTCAAGGCAACTTAAAAGTTTACATCAAAGGAAGTGCCAAGTTACAAGTTGGTGGTGACGTTGAACTTGAAGTTAATGGTAATATGACCATGAAAGTTGATGGAATGTTTACTGCAATGGCAGAATCCTTTAATTTTGTTGGTGATATCAATCATGTAGGCGACTTAAAATCGACGGGAAACATATTAAACCAAGGAAATATATCATCGGCTAAGAACATTCAGGCAGAACTTGATATTGTTGGCCATCAAGATTTGATTATTGCCAGAAACTCAAGTATTGGTGGAAACGAAACTGTTACTGGAAATGAGACAATTGTAGGTAATTTGGCTGTAGAAGGATCGACTATTGGTAACGGCATCAACTTAAATTCTCATACTCATCCTGATGCACAGGGTGGAAATACAGGACCACCAAATGCTTAATTTGGAAAATTCGAATTTTTGCGTTCCGGCCCAAGAATTTTTTCCGACAGCTTCAAGACTTGAAAAAGTCAATTTAGTTTATTCAAAAGAAGAAAGTGACGAAAGAATTATTCAAGAGGTTTCTATTTTTGATGCACGAAATATTGTAGATGCATCATTGGATACAAATGGTTTCATATTACGAAATCTTAATACAAAAATTAAAAATTTTTTAAATTTAGATGAAGTAGAAAATGTATATTATGATGAAATTTCAGAGTTAATAAAAAAAGAAACTGGTGCAAAAGATATTGTTATATTTAACCATACGCTTCGTACTGGAAATGAATTGGAACAACGTGAAGTGAAACAAAAATTTACTCAATGTTGCATCTTAACTCCTACTAAAAGAATACATAATGACTACACAGATTGGTCTGGACCACAAGAAGTGTGTATTAGATTGCCAGAACAGTCTGAAAATTTATTAAAAAGAAAATTTTCTATAATACATACTTGGCAACCAATTAAACCCATATTTTCTGACCCTTTAGCTATTGTTGATGCTCAAAGTGTTGCAGAAGAAGATTTAATTACTAAAACTTATGTGAGTACAGACAGAACAAATCAGACCTATCAGATGAAATTTAATCAAAATCATAAATGGTATTATTATCCGAACATGCAGCCATCCGAGATATTATTATTTAAGGGTTATGACTCAGAAAAAGATGGAAGAACAAGGTTTACACCACATGGTTCGTTTATTGATCCAAATTATACAATCGATGTACCACCAAGAAAGAGTATTGAGGTCAGAACGTTCGCTTTTTTCTAATATAAGCTTAATAAATAAACAATGGCAACTAAACTAAATTTATATTCGGACATAGATTTCACCTTCACCAAGAAACCGGTGACGGGTGATGTTGCTTTGAGTTATAACGAATCGGCCGTAATTAGATCCATTAGAAATCTTTTACTGACGGATCAGTTTGAAAGACCTTTTAATCCAACTTTGGGTTCTAACATCAACGCTTTATTGTTTGAACCAGACACACCATTTACAGCAAGTTCATTAGAGTCGGAAATTGAAACTACTATAAAAAATTATGAACCGAGAGCTCTTTTAAAAGAAGTAAATGTGAATCCTATGCCCGATAATAATTCTTATAGTGTGCAATTAACATTTTACATAGAAAATGCCACATTACCAACAGTTGTAACACTTCTTTTAGAGAGAAACAGATAAAATGGCAGGCGCTAATTCAAATATTCAAGTAACAGAATTGGATTTTAATAATATTAAGTCCAGTCTGAGAACATTTTTACAATCACAAGATGTACTGAAAGATTACAACTATGAAGGTTCTGCACTTTCAAGTCTTTTGGATATCCTTGCATACAATACACAATATAATGCGTATTACCTAAACATGGTTGCTAATGAGATGTTCTTGGATTCTTCTTTACAAAGAAGTTCTGTTGTATCTCATGCAAAACTGTTAAACTATGTTCCAAAATCAGCTTTGGCGCCCACAGCACAAATTCGTTTATCGGTGAATCAAGTAACAGATTCATCACTAACACTCCCAAAATTCACAAGATTCATTTCTGAAGCAATCGATGGAGTTAATTACACTTTTGTTACAACCGACACAAATACAGTTAATGTTGTTAACAATACGGCAACATTCGATGATCTACATATTAAACAAGGTTTACCTGCAACATTAACATTTACTGTTGATTCAATTAATAATCCAAAATATCTGTTTGAAATACCGGACCAAGGTGTGGATACAACAACACTATCCGTTACAGTACAACAATCGGGATCAAATAGTTCTTCTGAGGCATACAGTACTGCAACCAACTTTCTAACTTTGACACCAGATTCAAAGGTATATTTCTTACAGGAAAACCTAAAAGGCAATTACGAAATTTATTTTGGTGATGACATTTTAGGTAAAAAATTATCCGATGGCAACGTTGTTATCATCACTTATGTAATCACAAAAGGAACTGCATCAGCTGGTTCAAATAATTTTGTGTTGATGGATTCGGTTGGTGGTTATGCAAACAACGTAATCACTCCCTTAGTTTCTGCAACTCAAGGTGGAAACAAAGAATCTATCGAATCAATCAAATTTCAGGCACCAAAATCATATTCAGCACAAGGACGTGCGGTTTCTAAGAACGATTACATTACATTGATTCAACAAAATGAATTAGGTTATTCTTTTGATGCTGTTAACGTTTGGGGTGGAGAAGAAAATATTCCTCCTGTATATGGACAAGTATTCGTATGTCTAAAACCAACAGGTTCTTATTTGTTGACAGACACACAAAAAAGAGACATCGTTACAGAAGTCATCAAACCTATATCAGTTTTGACCGTTTCACCAACGATTGTTGATCCGGATTACACATATATTAAAGTAAATGCCACAGTTGTTTACAACCCAACCAAGACCAGTTATAGTTCCAGTCAGTTGAATCAAATCATTTCATCTTCTATTAGAACATTTGGAAATGATACATTAAATACATTCAATTCTACCTTTTTAGGCAGCCAATTGACTTCTACAATTCAAGTTGCTGATCCTTCAATCATAACCAGCGAACTCAAGATTCAATTACAGAAAAAATTTAATCCAGATTTGACTGTATCAAAAACCTATTCGTTGAATTTCAATACACCACTACAAAAAGGTATTTTATTAAGTGGTATCAATAGTTCTCCTGCTATTCAACAAAGAAATCCAACTACTCTAACAGAAATTATTCAGGGAATTTATATCGAAGAAGTTCCTTCAACATCTGGTGGAATTGCTTCTGTATCTATTGTTAATCCAGGTTTTAATTATACTTATGTACCAACTATTACCATTTATGGTGATGGAACTGGCGCAACAGCAGAAGCAGTTATCAACACAAGCGGAAGAATCACCAAAATCAATGTAACCAATCCAGGAATAGGTTATACAAGTGCGGTAGTAACTGTTACTCCAAATGCATACGATACTACAGGATTGAATGGCGCAGCTGCAGCCATTTTAGAAGGACAATTTGGAACATTAAGAAGTTATTACTATAACTCGAATAATGTTAAAACAATTTTCAATGGAAATGTAGGTACTGTTGATTATGTGAACGGAATCGTTACTCTAGTCAACTTTAATCCCTACCAGATTGATAATCCATTAGGTCAATTAACAATATCTGTCGTACCTACCTCAACAATAGTTAATTCTTCATATAATAAGATTATAACTATAGATGAATATGATTCAAATGCAGTTAATGTTAGTTTAATAGCTAAAGCTCAATGATTCCAAACGATCAAAAAACCTCACTTCTAATTCCGTCACAACTTCCTGGATTCGTTCGGGATGAACCTGACTATGCTAATTTTGTGACATTCGTTCAAGCATACTATGAATGGATGGAAGAAAATGGTAATGTGACTGATAGAAGTAAAAATATCTTAAACTATACGGATATTGATAGTACGACCGAAGAATTCATAGATTATTTTCTAAATGATTTCCTTGCTTATTTTCCACCAGATGCCTTAGTTAGTAAGCAACAAGCCGTAAAAGTTGCCAGACAATTATATCAATCAAAAGGAACGATATCTTCATATCAATTACTTTTCAGAATGTTATTCAATTCTGATTTTGATATTTTCTACACAAAAGATGCCGTACTGAAAGCTTCATCTGGTATTTGGTATGTACCAAAAAGTTTAAAACTTTCAACAAATGATTCCAGATTTTTGAATATTAAAAATTTAAGGATCTTTGGTGAAACTTCCAAATCAATCGCTACAATTGAAAACTCCATAATTTCAAGAAATAAAATAGAAGTTTTTATTTCAAATATTGAAAGACTATTTAACTCAGGTGAATTTGTACGTATTGTTGATGGCAACAATCAAGATGTGATTGTTAATGGTTCTATAATGAGAGCCAAGATTGTAGGTCAAGTTAGTCAAATCAACGTAGCAAAAGATATTTTAGGTAACGCATTAAGAGGATCAAATTATGAAACAAATGATCCTGTGGTTGTTTATGGTGGTTTAAATCAAGAAATTCTTAATCCAGTTGGTGCTCAAGCAAAAGTTGGACAAACAACTACTGGTTCGATTCAACGTATCAATGTTACAAATGGTGGTTTTGGTTACAGAGTAACTCCAGACACGTTGTTGTCATTTTATGGATTAAATGCTTCATCTTCAACACCTATTGCAACCGTATCGTCTGTTGATCCGACACCGTATAACAGAGCAAATGCAACTTTTATTCCTCAAGAAACAATTAGTATAAGACAAAATATACAAATTGGAAATTCAGACTACATCTTTGCAAACGGTTATACATTGGTGGTGAACACTAGTATGTATTCGGTCAACGCAAATACATTTCAATTGGGTGAAGGTGTTTATCAAGGACCTAGTGCAAATCCAACTTTCTCGGGTATAGTTTCTAGATGGGATTCTGCCAACGGTATTATTAAATTGACCGGCGGTTCAGGTACACCATCAAGAAATGCAAACGTCATAAGCGTTGCAACAGGAAATGTGGGTAATGTCAGAGTATTTTCAACGGCAAATGCAAACACAACAATGGCTGAAGCGTTTTCATTTCTCTCGTTGGAAACATATCCAATATCTTCCGTTGTTGTACAAAATGCTGGTGGCGGCATTAGAGTTTCTCCTACTATTATTGCAGACACATACTATTCAGCAGACTCTTTTGATCCAACTAAAAAGGCCAATCTAAGATCGTTAGGTATTCTAGCACCAATCCGTATCGATTCTCCAGGTGAAGGTTATCGAATAAACGACACCATCAATATTATAAACGGATCAGGATATGGAGCATATGCAAAAGTAAGTAATGTAAGTGCAACAGGAGCAATCACAGAAACAACTTATGTACAACAACAAGGTGCTGTTTATCCACTTGGTGGTTTAGGTTACGGTTTTGCTTTACCTGTTCTGTCTGTTACTTCTGCAAACAATCAGGCATCAAATGCAGTATTGTCTGTCACGGCCGTTTTAGGTTCAGGTGCAACTTTTGATCCTGTTTTGGATAGGGTTGGTACAGTAACATCGATTGTTGTTACAGATGCTGGTGAAGATTATGTTTCTAATCCATCAGTATCATTAAAAGTTATTGATACACTTGTTGATGGTGCGGATATTTTAAATCTTCCACAAAAAGGTTCAACAGTTTATCAAGGTGCAGACCTAAACACAGCATCCTTCTATGCATATGTTGATTCAATTTCACAAATTACTTCAACGGTTGATGTGAATCCTGCATTGACAAAATATAGTTTAAGAGTGTATGAATACAATTCAATACCTGTTGCTGGTTCAACTTTAAAATTCGTTGACTCGGATATTGAATTAAATCTTTTAGATGAAACTGTACCTTCCAATTTCTTCTATACAGGAAGTCCTGCTTTCACAAATGGTGTGAAACTATATGGTGATGGAAACGCAAGAGCTGTTGCTTCGTTCTTGAATGGTTTGGTAATTGGCCAAGGTCAGTATTTAAATTCACAAGGTCAACCAAGTTCATTCAACGTACTACAAAGTTCCATATACAACAACTACACGTATCAAATTACGGTTGAAAAAGAAATTGCAAAGTACAGAGAAGCTTTATTAAATCTTTTACATCCAACAGGTATGAGAATCATTGGTCGATACAAATTATCGTCCAATTCAGATTACAATAATGTATTACATTCAGTTGGTTTGAATCGTGGTGATACATTATATCACTACACACAGACAAACAGTTCTAATGCTGTGATGTCTACAGATTTCTCAAATACAAGTACAAACTTAGTAAAGTTTTATAATATTGGTGCTGGTACAAATATTGCAAACTTTATATTGGCAAACAGTTCTATTTTCTTGGCACCAACAAATGGTCCAGACATAATTTCTAAAGCTCAATCTGTAGACTATGCCAATAATCAAGTGTATCTATCAGAAAGTATATTTTTAACATATGCAAATGTTGCTCACGCAGTAGGATCCAATGGATCAAGCACTATAAATATAACATCAGTTTATACAGATTCTTACAATATTGTTAACAATGGAGTTTATAGTAATACTGCATACCCATTAAAAGATATTATATTTGCTGGTGATAAGATACTTGTAGCAAACAATACTGCCAAGACAGTACAGAGTATCGATTACACGACTGGAATTATTACACTAACTTCCAGTTTAACGTCAAATGTAAACTCAAATGTTGCAGTAAGCAGAACGTTCTCAGCTGGAGGAAGTGCCGCAACCAGACAACAAGTTAGAATTTATGGTACTATTGGAACACAATATTATCCACAACTTGTAACTGAAAATGGTGATTCGTTAATAACAGAAGATGAAAATTTAATTCTTTTAGACTAGGGTAATAAATGTCAACAGTAAAAATATCACAACTACCACTCATTACGGCATTAAATGCTAACACAGCCAATAGTTTGTTTATGGGTGTCGATATTCCAACAGGTGTTACCGGTAAATTTACCGCACATACGTTGGCGGCAAACCTTTACTCTAACGAAATATTAAATGTTGGTGTCAATCAACAGAACTTACCTAATACGATTGCACAATTTTCTTTAGGTGGTGAATCATATATTCAAACCAACCTCGTCAATACGAATGATGGTGGTACTGCTGACATAGTTGTAACCGCCAACGTAGGTTCTGGTGGTACGGATGCGGCCAACTTTATCGATATGGGTTATGCAAACAAGAACTATCAACCAGGTTC